CCAGTTTCAGTCAGTTTTGATGGCTCAGCTTTCGATTCCAATCAGCATTTCGATAACATATTTGCTGTTGACTTCTCCTTCTTTGACAAATATAGACAAAGACTGAATCTCATTGTTAAAACGATTTCAAACCACTACAAGCTCCCCGACAAGGCGAGAACTGAGATCTATCAGCAGCTCATTAAGTTCTACACCGATCCCTCGTCAGACCTCATCGTTCCCATTCATACAGACTAGGCCCCGAAACACAACATCCGGTATCATGGCCGTAGTAAAGGGCTAAATTATCAGAAGATTCACCTGACAGGCACGACCTTCTCAGGCCATCCGTCCCGAACCACCCTGGGAAATACCTTGAGGTCAATCCTCTATGCGTACTTCTACTCCTACAAAGCTTAGGTTGATATAGAAGTCATGGCAGCTGGAGATGACAGCGTCGTTTTCTTGGAGAGAGAGCAAGCAGACGCTTTTATAGCTGCAGTCAAGCAGTACTCAAGCACAGATTCTACGGTATATTAGACAATCGGCCTTGGACAATGCTACAAGGAAATTTATCTAAGAGATTGGAATGATTTTGATTTCTGCTCCAAGACTATAGTTAAAGACGGAGATAACTGGAACGTCTACCGAGACCCTCTTAAAATACTCACCCACAAGTAAGAATATTGGGGTAATTGTCATGATTTCATTAAAGATCCTATGTCATATCTTAGACTTTTGAGACTCTCCAGCTCCCAAGATTGTCCCCTACAGGTTGTCGATGAAATCATGTAAATGAGAATGGATGATTTTAGAGCCAAATGGGGACACACGAGCTCCTATGCTAGATATTCTGATTGAGAGATCCTTGAGCTCACGCCCATCCATGAGCATTAGTGGTCGAACCCCCACCCTCTATCCTAAGAACTTCAAGACAAGCTCAGGTTGAGAATAGGGTTAACAAACTCTGTCCTTCACAAGCTCTTTCTCTCCAAGATTCTCCAACTTCAAGTTCTTAGTGAAAAATCACCTGACCTCTCTAGACCTGTGGACCCAGTTGTCCCGACTCCCGGAATACAGCCGAACCGAAAATTCCATGGCCACCAGCTCTTCACTAGTCTTTCTTCGCTTTTTAGCCTTTTATCTCAGTTGTTCCTAGTGATCCTTCACTTCTCTCTCCGAATCTACGTCTGCTTTTCAGACCTCAAGCAGGTTCTCTTGAAGTAAATTAGATGTAATCGCAAGATTAGAACAGGGAGGAAATCCTCCAGAAAAGACGTCAAAGACGAAAAGAGAAGAAGCAGAA